CCTCCGGTTCGTACTCGTAGAAAGGGTAGGACCGCTTTAGGAAAAGGCGGAACTTCTTCGGGATTCGCTTCGATCCGAACTGCGTCCTCCTTACTAATCTCTTCGGCTGGCGCTGCAACGAACTTTCGTCCGATGGCAAGGGGGTTTGTGATCTGTCCTTTGAAGGGGCATCCGTTACATCCGCCGGGGTTACGCTGTTCAAAAGTGCCGCAACTGTGCGGCTTACCGAAAGTTTCATTGGCCTTCCTAATCGTGGCGTCGGGGCTGTATCCGATGTAGTCCTCGGACAACAAGTGAATAGCAGTTTCCCAGTCGGTGCAGTGACGGGCGATAGATAAAGCAGAGTGCCAGACAGGTTCTGGCAAATTCTTGGCGTTGATGATGGCGTTTCTAATCTGGTTGCAGCCATGACCATCAATACTTTTCTCAGCGATGTCCTGAAAAGCCGTCTCGTAGTTGTCGAACTTGGCTATCTTGCGCGTGTCTTCGTCCAGACCCTTCGGCACAAGATCAAGAATTGAGCCAGTCGGAATGCTTGCATCACCTAAATAATCTTTAAAGGCGGTGAAGTCGTACTGGTTAATCTCGTCTGTCAGGAACTTCGTCGGGTTCGGCGGGTCTGTCTTGAAGTTCAGCGTCTCGGGGCAACGCATGATCCGTGTAACGTCTGCCGTTACAACGGGGTCGATCTTCATGTGATCAAGACATAACTGTTTGAATTTGTCAGCGTACGGTTTCCACTCGGCAATCGGCACGGCTTCTTCAAACGGCCAGTACGCATGGATGCCGTTGCCCGAATCAACGACGACGGGAGGCGGCAGTTCCGTGACTTTCAGAAAATGATCTAAGTCCTCAACGGCCTCGGCCTTGGACTTGTAATGACCCGGCTTGTCAGGCTTGACATCCAAATCCACAAAAAAGGAACGGCAATAGGCAGAGTAATCGCTCATGCGGCTGTGGCCGCTGAAACTACTCAGAGCGATGAATACGTTCTTGCCTTCTGCATTAATCTCTTCAACTAGCCTTTCTACTTCGTCAAGGCTCTCCGCAAACCGGTTGACTACCCGCTTGTCCTTGGATATCTCGGTTACACAGTAGACGCCCTGCGAAGGTAAGACTTTCTCGTAAAATTGTTTTCGCATGAACATCGACCCACTTAGATAAAAAAGGCGGGGCGACGGCCACCCCGCTAACAACTGAGTTGGAGACTCAAATCTTGCGACCGATCATTTCCTCCACATAGGCTTTGGCCCGTTTGGTGTTTGAGGCAGGGAGTATTCCGTTCTTCATGTCTTGCTCAACAAGGTACATGAAAGCCTCTACGATCTTGCGCTTCTGCTCATGCATGACTTGGCCCCTAAACCACAGATGTAGCGTGTTACGCGATACTTCTACAGCCGGGGCGACGTAAGCCACGGGGAGGTTCGCCTCCACACATAAGCGACCAAGCCGTACTCCCAACAGCGAACTATCTGCCTGTTGTAGTTGAATTAGAAACTTGTCGCTGTATGTGCGAGGCATCGATCAGCCCTTCTTAGACCACTTCTTAATAACATCAGAGACATCAGCAGCCGGGGCCGCCTCGGTCTTCTTGGTCTCTCGGACAACAGGCTCATCAGCGACAGGCGCAGCCGGAGCCGCTTCCTCACCTTCATCCTGCTGATACACCGTCAGCTTGACCGCATTCTCAGCAGCCTTGGCTTCCTTCTGACGCTGCACGATCTTGGCGTCGTCTTCCGGTACAACGCCCACAGGCGAGAAGAGCAACTTCGGTACAGGCGACTTGGTGTCGAACTGCATCTTGGTCACAACCCGACCCGCAGAGATGTTGTTATTAGCAAGCATCTGCACGTACGGACGGAACGGCCACTTGCCCGCCTCTTCCTTGCCGAAGCAAGAGGTAGCCGGGAGAACCAACTGCATGATGTCACCACCGGGATCTTGCGGAAGAACCACGGCGGTACGCCACGATATACGGCAAGCAGAGCCGCTGCCCCCCTGACCAGAACCCTTCACAGACCACTGGCACTTGTCACAAGCAGAGGCTTGCGGGTTCTTGACTTCAATATCAGGAGCCTTGGAGTCCGTTGACCAACATACCGGGGCGACCTTTTCACCTTCCTTGTATGCACCCGTGTAATAGGTGCGGCTTGGAGCGTGGGCCATCTTCACGAAGATCACGTTCATGTGACGGTCTTCGATGGAGCCGATCTCTTTGCCACCCGCCATCTTACGGAACACGCCGCCCTTGATGGAGATACGCTTGGAAGCGTTACCGCTGCCACCGGCAACGGCGCGTGTATCGTCATCAACCCCGCCCGGAATCTGGGCGAGTTCGTTCTTCAAACTTGTAATGATATCGTTACTCATAAATCCTCACTGACTGGCTTTACGTACTGAAATTCCAAACTCGCGCATCACATTGACACCGGGCGGCAACCCGTCGCCATCGTGATCCTTCATGAACTCTTTGAAGTTACTCTGATGGATGCGCCGCTCAAGTAACTGTACTGCTTCGTTGTCGAGAACAAACTTGTAGAAGTTCTCCCAATCTTGGCAGAAGAAACGTTCATTCAACTTCCTCATCACCGTGCCGTGGCGCGTCTTGATGCTGTCTGCGTTGACAGAATTACACATATCAAGCATCACGGCTTCCAACTTTGCCATGTCTTCTTTCAGCGCGTTGTCTGTGGCTTCGTAGTCACGGGCCAACTTCTCACGCTGAGAGCGTATTGCTAAATACGCTTCGACTAACTCATCTGTGTTACCCACTTTTACTCCTTACGCTCGTTGTAGTAAGCGTGACCCTGTTCTATAAACTGTTTTGGACTAGTTACTTTGTGATAGTGCGTATCCATCTCGCCACGGAACGAAATATCAAGTTTCTTAATAACGGACTCAACAATCCTAGCGGCACGTGAACTAACACCGCATGACAGCCATACCCGGTTTCTGATGTTTATCAGATCTTGTAGCGTCTTCTTAAAATCCGCAGCAAGAACTAAATGTTCTTCATGCGTTAATGGTTTCAGTCTACTCATCGTTTACTTCCTCCAACTCCTGCTTGTACAGGTCTACTAACTTTTGATGATGATTAACTTTACCTTGCAGCATCGCGTACATCTTCTTCTCAACTTCAGATCCACGCAGATGCACTACTGACATCTTGTTTACTTGACCGACTCGTTCAATACGCGCAATACACTGTAGATACGTTTCGACTGACATCACCGGAGACCAGAACACCACCGTGTCAGCAGCCGTCAAAGTAATCCCATGCGCTGCCGATTGCGGTTGAATGATCAAGACTCTTGGATCTGTTGCTGTCTGAAATCTGTTGATGATGTCAGACCGTTGCCGTGCAGAAACTGATCCTTGAATGACCTCGTTCGTTATGCCTTCTTTCGTCAGGAACTCCCCAACGATGTCAATAGCATGAAGGAACGGAACGAATACTACAACCTTGTTTGTAGTTTCCTCAAGCACTTCTTTGAGCGCGTTGAGACGAGGTGAAATGTCGAACTGCACAACGTCGTGCTTGTCCGTGTACACCGCACCTGCTGATATCTGTAAAAGTTTACTAAGTGATGCTGCTGCATTTACAGCAGTGATCTGTTCGCCTGCTGCTTCTATCAGTAATTGCTTTTTTAGCTCATTGTAGAATTTCTGTACTTGTGGCGTGAGCGGTACATCACGTGTCTGATAAACAACATCAGGCAGATCAAGACACTCTTTCTTGGTGTATCTAATTGCGGGTTGCAACGCACGAAACACTTGATCAGTAGAGTCTTGCTTCGGAACCCACTTGAACTTAGTGATCTGTACCATCACTCGGTCGCGCCAAGCCGTTGAAAACTTTGGAACTCTTATCGGCGTAATCAACTTGGCTAAGCCGAATGCGTCCACCGGAGACTGCGCGGCAGGGGTGCCGGTCATCATCCAGAGCCATGTTGTAGGCTCAACTAACTTCGCAAGGATCTTCCATCGCTTTGTGTTCGGACTCTTGTATGCATTAGCCTCGTCAACGATGATCAGATCAAACTTGGCTTGTTGAAGTTCTTGAAGAACTATCCCGGTGCCGTCGTAATTAATCACCGTGAAGTCATAGTTCTCGTCAATTACTTTCTTACGCTTTGCTAATGACCCGTGTGCTACACCGCACGTACGATGTATCGCGGTTTTCATGATGTCGGCTTGCCATGCCGAGTACATGATTGAGAGGGGACAGATGATCAGGGCTTTCTTAATGATGCCTTGGTTCATCAGGTAGTCAGCCGCCCAAATCGCCGCTGAAGTCTTACCTGTCCCGGCTTCGTTGAAGCAGAAGGCTCGCTGCCTGATACTCAAGAAGTACGCTGTATCCCGCTGATGCGTGAACGGCGTGTAGAACCCCGGCCACGTATAGTCACGCTGCATGGGCGAAGGAATCTTTGGAATGTTTTGACTTGGAAGAAAGTTGTCCAAGTACGAAGCGAGAGTCTTCATCTCGCCGTGGTCCCAACAAACGAGCAATTCTTTGCTGTGCTTGTTGTCTTGTATTATTTCGCTGCGCTCTAAACGTGCTGTAATTTCAGAGGCAAACGAATTTGATGCAGTGAATTTCACTGCGGCGTTATCAACTATTTCCATACTGTACCTACTGAGTTAAAAGCCCGTATCGTGGGCCAGACGGTTGACGCCTAGGAGGAACTTGGTAGCAAAAACCTATCGTCAACTGACGCAGTTATTCTGAGGGAAAGTGGGTGGGGGAACCCTCATGCACACTTGCGTCTAGTGCTTCATTTCACTGCCCCGCTTGCTGTCCTGCGGAACGAACGATTCTTAGAAGGCGACTGTAACTTAGTCCCGTCGCCGTTGCTACCTCCTTTTGAGAGTGCCTTGACATGAGCAACGTCTTTACCCTTTCGGCTAATACCTTTCTTATCGTAGGATCTACGCGCTCGCTGACGCTCCATTCGATTTTCGTGTTCGCCTCTTTCGACCTGCTGCGTGTACTCTTTTTTGTACGGACGGCTTTTGTTCACGTACGGCATCGTAGTTCTCCATTAAGTCTGCTGTTTGATCTAGTACATCTTTAATGTACTCGTGAAACTTAAAGTTAGCATTAAATCTGTTGGCAAGTCTGTTGTATTCACCCGTAAGTTTTCTGCATCGCCCCATCTCGTATGCACGGGCTGCACTAAAGTGCGCCACTTTTTCCTCTAAATTCTTTATCTCACGACGCTTCTTTGCGAGTAACAGTTGAAGTTCCGCTATCTCAATATCCTTGTCATCCTCAATCATCTGCTACCTCTCTCTATAAAAGTTACAACTACTGACAGGACACCACCCACATAACGGCCCCGCCTTGGGGAACCAGATGTTGTTCTCGTACGCCACCTGCAATCTGTTGAGTTCTGGTAAAAAGTTCCGCCACAACTTGTCAATGTCTTTCCTGTCGTACTCTTCTGTAACAAACGTATTGTGCATCACGAATAGCAGGCCAGCCTTGATTGACTGCACTTCTGGGAAGTGTGCGTAAGTCATCAACGCCATCAACTTTAATTGTTTCGGATCAGGGTATCGGTTGCTCCCGGTTTTGTAGTCCACGATGTATGCGTCGGCCCCATCGACGATGAGCAAGTCAACGATACCGCGCACCCACCTAGTATCAGAATCAAACGCGCACGGCTCCCGATCTTGGGTAAGCGCCATCTCGTGTTCGCAATACTTGGTTCCTCGTATCTCCAGCAAAGCGTCAAGCTGTGACTTAAAGCGTTCATAGTTCTTGAGGAGCGGTGTCCCATCACGAACGTAATCCTCGCAAGCCTTGTGGACTTCCGTGCCGTACAACATTTGGTGCGTAGCTTTTTTCTCAAAGTCCTTCGCTACCTTGATGTGGTAATACTGTTTAGGACAATTAATGAAGTCCTTTAAACTGCTGAACGACCACTGAATCACTAGCAATCCCCGTAAGACTCGCCGTATTTGGCTTCGCAAGCCACCGGCAGTCCTGTAGCCCAATCTGGTGGAGTAGACATGACCTCCGTAATAAACGCAACGGCCTTGTCTAATTCGTTCTTGGGCGCGACGATTACAGCCGCGTCATGCACGGTCAGTACGGGTCGATAGCGTTCCCTGATTTTGAGCATCTGCTCACCGACGATGATACGGGCCAAGGCTTGAACGATGTTCTCAACCATCGCCCCGCCCCATATCGAAGTTATCCCTCGTCGTGATTTGTAAATGTACTTCTTGTCGCTTAAACGCAGGTCTGGGTATCGTATAAATAATTCATTTGGGAGACGGATGCCGGAAGCTGTGACAGCTATTACTCCCTCTTTGCCTATCGAGTAAGGGCGTAATTGATGAGGCCAAGACGCTAGGTGCGTTAGCGCACTATCACATTCGCGCCACAGATCCGTGATCATGTGATTGGACTCGCGGTACAGATCGACAATGCGTTTGCATTCCTCCTCTGGCAAATCAGTCCCCGGCGGCTGAGTCTTCAGCGTGTGCTGCAACTTCTTTGCCCCGGTGCCATAGCCAAGTCCGAGAATGCAGGTCTTGCCGACGAACCGTTCGACCGGATCAGCCTTGGTGATGGGCTTCTTGTAGACCTTCGATGCAAAGATCGAATACACATCCTCGCCGTTGGCAAACTGCCGGGTCACATCATCCTGCCCTGCAAGCCACGCCAAGACCCGCGCTTCAATCTGAGAAGAGTCGCAGTTGATAACGACATGGCCTGCCGGGGCCATGATCGACCGCTTCAGCGTTTTCTTTTTCTTGTCACGGCTTGGGAGATTCTGGAAGTTGACCGAATCAGTCCCGGCCCAACGGCCTGTGTGAGCGCCGTAATACTTGAGCGGGATAGGTAGCCGACTGCGATTCCGAGAACCAATGCCGATAAAGCGTTCAATGCGGGACTCCTCTATGGTGGACTTGGTGCCGAGACGGACGGCACATAACTGCTGAACGAACGGGTCTTCGTGTTCTAATAACTCAATAAACCCTTCATCGTTTTTGGCAAGTGCGAAAGTTTCCTTACCGGTTGTTGGACTAATTTTCATTGGCACCGGGACGTTTAGATCTGCCAGTACCGCTGCGAACTGCGGATTGCTTGCCAACTTAGCCCGAACTTCTTCTTCGGTAGCGCAGCCTAGTCTGCCTTGCAATCCCGCCAAGAGTTCGCTCTTCTCGTTCTTAACTTCTTCTAACCGCTCGACCAACATCGCGTCGTTCACTTCCAGTACCGGTATCGTGTACATACGCAGCGTCATGTCGATCAGATCTAGTTCCGATGAGGGAAAATAATCCGAAATAAAAGTATTAAACAAGGCAAAAGTAAGGCTGACATCATTAATACAATAGCCGCCATAACGATGAAGATCGGCAGGAGTAAAATCCTGACGGCGTTTCCCAAGAGCCTCAACCACTTCGGTGCCTTTCTGTCCAAGCCCATACATCTTCACCAAGTTTGCTAATGATCCGCTTACATCAACTCCATGCTTGGCGCGGGCCATGCACAACGTATCGAAATAGTAAGCAGGAACGATGTTAAAGATAAAGGATAGTATAGCCCCGTCAAACATGGTGTTGTGACAGAGCAGCGCCGACTCCGCCCAGTTAATCTGGTCGAGTCGTGCTTTGATTTCTTTATGAGTGCCGGTAATCCATTCCGGCTGGTTGTCGTCAATTTTAATCGCAACACCAATGACTTCAAACAACGGACTACGGATGTATTCTTCCGTCGTTAGTTTAGTCAGGCTGAACTGCTGCGAGTAATACGTCTCAAAGTCGAGCGTGACGAAACTCATGGGTCCACGCTCCACGTATTATTCTGGCGTTCCAACTTCGGCCACTCGACCGTCGTGACAAATGATTTGTCCTGCACAAGAACATGATTCGTCGGCTGTGCCGTGAACCTGCCATTGTCCAACTTGATGAAGTAAAACTCCTTGGACTGTTCTGGCTCCAGACTGAACCCGTCAAGCATGGGGATCGCTGTGAACATGTAGCGCCCACGGAGTTCTTCTTTACTTCGCAGTCTGACTTTGACAGGTACGGCTTCCAGAAACGGGTACTCCACCACGCTGAAGTGATGTCCGTAACAGTCCCAAGTCTGTGCCTGATGAGTTAGCCATTCCATCTCGCATGGAATATGAGCCAGTCGATGCAAAGGCACGTTGCGATAGACCGCACCGCACTCCAACATGACATGACAACCCCATGTCCTACCGGGGTGGCTAACTAAACCAAACCAAGCCACGCGCTCCCATTTTTTATTGCCAAATGTGTACGGAGGTACAAAACAATACGTATGTCGGGGCAACGGCCCCGCGCCTGAGTAAATCATTTTCTCTTACCACCCCTTTTAAGTTCTGCTACCTCTTCCCGCAATCGTCTGATCTCGTAGTAGCACTCCCACAGTACACTACCTACCGTAAGAAATTTAAACTCAGTCGTTGTCGATGCGTCGTTGACCTCGCGGGGAAGTTCGCGGATCAGGTCAAGCACATCTTCTTCAGTACCCATTTGTAAGACTCTCTACCACTGGTGAAACTTTATAGTCTCTATTAAAAATACTTTTATCCAAGGCTTTGGGTTCGATCTTCTTGTTCAAGTAATCGATCCCGGTGAACTGTATGTACTCTTTGAGCGACCTGCGAGTACCGAGTCCATATATACCACAGTTGTCGCCCGTTACCACACGTTCCAAACGCTTAAATGATTTAGCGTTTAAATCTTGCCAAGTGGTCTGCTTCTTTACGCCGTCATCCCAGAAGCGTTTCTTGTATGCAGAGATGTAGTAGTGGTAAAACATCAACGGCGAGATATGAAAGATGTTATAGCCATGCGTCCACGATCTGAGAGCAACGCTCTGCTCCTCGCCCTCAAAGAAGATGTGTGGATCATATGGCACTTCCTCTGCCCACCTACCTAGTGTGAATAGGCATCCCGCCGCGACCATGTACCCCGGCACAAAGTTCTTCTTGGGGACGTAATCACACTGCACGCCAACGAAGTAGTTGTCCTTGAATAAAGCGTCTTTTTGGACAGGGCGGCACACTCTGGTTAGCGTTGCGAACTCGTTAGGGTCTCTTAATTTTTCTACAGGATTGTTCCTAATGTCGTCGTCCTTGGCTTGCAGGGCGTACGGCATGTTCGTAATTAACGGTCTCTCATGATGTTCCATGAGATGCTTCATGGCCGTGTGCATCAGGCCATCCCAACCGGGGTCGAACCCGATGTGGGAGTCTAGTTGGAAGTAGTAATCCTCGTTGTTCCACAGAGTCTGCCCGACATTCCGCGCCCAACAGCAGCCACGGCTCTGATCAGGATCAACTCGCACGTACCTTATCTGATTGCTAAACGGCAGGTCAGATGGGTTAAAAAATTCTTTATCATAGGACTGCTCGACTATCCCAAACACTAGCGAGTCCTTGTGCTTAGCATTGTCGTAGGCATCTTTGATCGTCCACGCCAGAAGCGGGTCTCGGTAAGACGCAATGCTGATAAAGATCTTAGGGGGCATTCCGTTTTCTCAGATGCTCTATCTCTGCCTTCAACACGCTAATCTCTTGTGCCAGAAGGTTGGCCTCTAACTGATAACCCGCTCTGCGGATCGCTGCCAAGGCCTCGTCAATCTTAGCTTGCTGTGAATACTTCCACGGTTGCAGTTCTATCTCACGCTGCCACGATCCCGGTGGGGAGATGTTGTCAATGGTCATCGGGGTGTCTCCGCTCAAAAGTAGTTAAGGTTGATCACCCCTCGCACTTTGCAGTCAGTATGAGTGCTGGCCGCATGTTTAAGCCGCGAGTCAAAAGTCACCAATCGATTGGCTACGCAGTCAACCCGTTGCCCATCGGCAAACATGGTAGGACCGTTGGTCGTGTTCAAGTAATAAATGGCCGTGGTGCAGTTGATACCTGCCCTTGGGTCGGTGTGCATATTGTGTTCCGTTACAGTTTGCGCGTAAGTGGTCAAGTTAGCCTTCACTCGCACCAGCGCAGCCGGGTTCAACCGCTCAACTAACGATGACAACAACGCAAAGTGAGGGCTGTTGATGGTGTGATTTAAATAAAAGATATGCGTGAACTGAAAGTCCATCCGAGCATCAAGCAGTGGTGCAGCCCCCGGTTCGGGGTCGGCTTTAAACCCGTTATAAAACCACGGGAAATTAAAACCTAATAAGGCTTCCATGAGCGCGTGGTGTTCGGCGGCGGGTAAGAAGTCGTCAATTATATTCAGCATGTTAAAGCTCTACCCAACCAGTCATGATGTATTTGTCGCCCTTCAACGGAGGATTGCCCCGGTGTGTATGCGTAAACCCGGCAGGCCAGATAAGCATTCTGCCAGTCTTCGGCTGAATGCGTTTGCTCAAATACAAGAACTCGGTTTCACCACCGTCTTCGATGTCGTTTAGATAAAGAGTAAACACAAGCAGTCTATTACGCACGGCGCGGGCGCTATCTTCGCAGTGCCAGATGTGATACCCGCCCCCCGGCATAGTTTTTTGAATCTTTACTGTGTAAATTTTGTGTGGGTCAACTGTTTGAAGAATCGAATATTTTTCGGCATACAACGGATAGCAGATACTCCAAAATCCGGTATTGAAATCGCCGCACTCTATACGCAGTTCATCGTTGAGGTATATTGAACAATTCTTAAAATCTACCGCTTGGTCTTTGTTCACGTGCGACGGGCGATCCATCCCCTGCACCCGTGAGTACGACATACCCGCCGCGTCTACTTTATCAAAATGTTTAATCCAGTTTTGACAATATTCAATCGGAAAAACTCCATCAAAGATGCCGATAAAATCATCAGTAATTTTGTAATCAAGACTGGGGAGTTTCTCTCGAATTTGCTGTTCAATACTAGGCTTTATCATATTCTTTCCTTGTCTGATCGCGCACTAGCACCAACAACTTACATAATATATGCGTTTGAGTTTTATCTCTTTTGGTATGAGTAAGTGAGTCAAACTCTGTAGCATACATCTCAACAATGTTCCACGTGACTACGGCCTCTTTACCGTCTTCGCTAATTTTAGCCCACACCGCATCAACAGGAACCGCTCGTTTAATATGTTCTTCTGGCACGATCAGATAAGCATCATCGTCGTTTGAAATTTTTTCGTTACTCATGTCACATCTCCTTGGCTATCGCCATCCACTCTTCTGCGTACTCGACGTTACCCCAGTCCTTGAACCAAGGGCCACCGCGAGTGAAGTGAACGGCTTGTGGGTTCGGGCAGTCATTCTTCGTATGCCAACCTTCTAAATAGTTATACGCGATAGGCAAGTCACCGATGGTGGCGTCCCACAAGAACCGTAACTGATGTAGGTACATCCCTGTCTCGCGGTTCACAATCTCAGGAGTTAGCGTCTTGAGTAACGGATGCCCACAGTTCCACAGGATCATGCTCGACCAATTCTTTCGCGGATACTGGTGCTGTGCAGCGCCGTCCATCTTCGTAGATTCTTTCGGTTTGTAGTCATGCTTGACCACAAGCGCCCCGTAGTACGGGTTCATGTAGTCCTCAAGCGCAGCAATGTCGCCTCGCCAGAGAAAGTCACAGTCCATGAACACCGCCCACCCTTCGTGCTTGCAAAGGTGCGGCACAAGGAAACGGGTAAAGGAAAACTCCGTAGAGGAGAGAGGGTCATGCTCTCGCCAGTACAGGTTGCGCTCACGCATCTCCTGTTGCTTGATCGGCTGAATGTCCAACCAGATAGAAGAGTTACGCGCAAGCGACTCCCTGCACACCTGATACGCAATGTCTTCCCGACTGTCCCAACCAATAAAGACTTTCATCTTTTGCCTCGCGTCTTTGCTTCGGTCATTATTTTTCCTCAAGCGTCCTTGATATGAATATCAAACATATCTCTCGCCACGCAGCCACGCTCACGACAGCCGGGGTCGAGGAACTTGATGTCTTCTCTCAGTCTGTCAAGTTCCTTTTCCTGATCGACCCAGCGTATCTCGTGTTCAACGCAACGCTGTTCAAGGAACTCAATCCGATCTCTGAATTTCTGTTTGGACTCAAAAAAAGATTTAAAAAATTCAGTAATCATAATACTTACTCCTCTTACCTTACACAGCCTCAAACAGTTGTTTACGTGCTTCGCCCTTGTAGTGAATGATCTTCGCGCCGTCGTGCTTGTACTCAGGTAAACATCCGTAGATAGACTCAGGCATCGTGTTTGCCTCTGACTCGGCGTATAACTTCAACACTTCCTGATCGCCATACCACTTGCGAAACTTCGGATCAATCTTGTCGAACATCTCCAACATGATCTGCCACGGCGCACTGTTTTTAGTCGCGGTTGCACAAGCCACAAACGGATAAACTTGATCCATCGTCATGTCCTTGTACTCATCGAATCGCATCCCACGTTGCTCGACGTTAAACGTCATGTCCGATCCAAACTCACGGCGGCACATCACGATCTCGGCATCACCCAAACATTCGCCCACCGCTACGCGATTCACAAAGATCATGTCGGTATCGATGTAGAGCGCAGGTTCGTCAAGATTACGCAGCGCAAACGCTTTGACACGTGAGTACGTGATCTCGTTTGGATCAAGATCATACTCACACCGCTCAGTTACGCCCATCACATCAGGTGTATTTTTATTAGTCAGCATAATCACGTTGGCATTCGGATTGTACCGCAGCAAAGACTTGACCATTTTATGTGGGTAAGAAATGTCATCGCCCACGTGGAAGAAGACAAAGTTATCCCGCACCCGCTCGCCTTCAAAGTTGAGCATCAAGTCCAACTCTTCCTTAACTTGCTTCAACTGCAAATCCCACGGCGCATTCATGTTCTCGCGCTGAAAGATCTTGACTCCGCTATACCACATACTCTCGTTGCCCAGACGATTGTTCCAGTACCAGAGCTTGTTGGCATCAAGGAGTAAAACATCTTTACCCATTGCCCCTGCCAGATGCACGGTCGCGCACGATGGCGAGATGACAACAGAGCAGATCTCTATCAACGCCGCCACGTTCTCCAGATCAAGGAACGTATCGATGTGCGTCGTGATCAGGCTTGGGTGAAAGTCCCTACCTTCCTCCTGAGCCTTGCCGTACTGAAGGTTGATGAACTTTAAATATGGCGTGTCAAGAATTGGCTTGAAGTCTGCAAGTGGTACAGATTTGTGTGGCCCGATGACAGGTGCAGTGCTAGTCCAAGACAGCCCCACCACGTAATCATCTTCATGTAGCCCGTACTCTTTACGCAGTGCCGCCACACGATCAGGGTCAGCCTTCATGTAGCCAAACGATACGCTATGCGGGATATCCCAAACTCGTTTAATAAAGTATTTACCAAGACTCGCAATCGGTATGTGCGAATCGTGATCCCTCATCTTGATCCGTGCGTTGTGAGATAAAAACTTCACGTTCTTTGCTTTACACCCACGCTGCAACAGGCTCATAAGGCGCAGATCAACAAAAACCACCGCCTCATCAACTTCTTTTGCAAAGGCTTCAATCAGTGATGCGTACAGAATCTGGTCGCCAATCCCTTGTTCGCACCAGATAAGCGGGCGTTTATATCCTTTACCACGCTCCCATTGCGGGTGCTTGGTATGCAACCGCGCAGATTTAAATGTCTTGCTCCCCCACCGTCGTTCGTAGCCTTTCCATCCTGCTTGGAAGTCCCCCATCTGAAGGGCTAAAAGTCCAACAGTCCATCCCGCATCCTCGTTATCAGGTTCCAGTCGCGTAGCAATCTCAAAATGTTTACGTGCAAGTTCCCAACGGTGCATCTCCCAATGACACCGCCCGATCTGTAATTGTGTCGCTGTCATGATCGGAAGCGTTACGGCTATATTTTCAAGCGTACCAATAGACTCGTTGTACTCGCCCTGCGCGGCTTCTTCATAACCTTTCTTAAATATGAACTGCGCGATATCTGCGAAAGTTTGTGGGGGCTTTTCTTCGCTCACCAGTAATCCCTCCCGCCTCTTGCTGCACCCCAACTCGGAGGCGGCACGTGCGCCCACTCGTTCAGTCTGCGCCAACGCCAATCACGTAAAACTCTTTTAAACCACGTAATCATGTGGCCTCCTGCGGAACAATCTGAAGAAGTGAGAACGGAATAGAGACGGCTGTCTTCCTGCCTTCACGCGGATAGATCAACGCTCTGGCAAAAGACTCTACCATCATGGCGTTAATCACGCCCTTCTCAATCCCCTCGAAATCGTCGAACACAAACACCGTGTCGTCGTGAATAATCTTAGATAACGGTTCAACATCTTTATCGCTCAGACGCCCGTCCAAATACACTAGATCGACTTTCACATTTTTTGATGCCAAGTCAGCAAACATATCGTGCGACGGAATCCTTGGATATTGGACACATCCTTCGTCATTCAAATTGATATCGTTAGAATAGTCACACGTGTAGATATAGACCGGATCACACGCAAGCATCATTGTCCGTGTCGATACGCCAATGAACGTACCCACTTCGGCAATGTACCTCGGATTAAAAAACTTCGTGACTTTATAAAGTTCTACCGCATCGTCATACGGCACAGAGCCTGTCTTGTAGTCAGCCTGATCACGCAAGTGCTGCTGATCTTCAATGATCTTTTCAATAGCCTCAAAAGGGAAGTCACCGACCTTCTCATCAATGATTCCCCATACGATATCACTTAGCCGCTTGCGGCCTATTAGCACCGGATTCATAACCCACCTCTCGTTCAGCCAACATTCTGTCGGCTATGTTGTAAGAAATTTTAGAAGTCTCTTCGGCAGAGAGGGCGACCCCGTGGGACGTTAGCAACCCTTGCATCGCCTTGGCTGCAAAATAGTCCCGCAGGGTCATCCCATGTCCCCACCATTTCAAACGCTCCGCTTCCAACTGAGGGAAAGCGAATTCGTTTCTGGGTTTCACGCATTTCTCCGCGCTTCGATCTCACGATCCAAGTAGAAGCGGGCTTTCTCCAAGTCCTGTATAGGATCAGAATCTACTTTCTTACCGGTACGGCTGATGTACTTGACTACGTTACCCAATCGGTAATTGAGATCTTTAGCCTCAATGAACTTCAGCGTGTCTATGCCACCATCGGTGTAGTGCGGGGGATGGTTGACGAGATCAGATGCGATTTCTCCAAAGAGAGGCTTCGGATCAACCAACTCATCCATCACTTGTGAAGTCGCGTCTCCATATTGCTTTTTCATAGTCTTCCAAAAGGCTTTCTTATCATCCCAATCAGCCTTCGGATTTTTCTTCTCAATCACATCCAAGGCTTGCTTCACTTCTTCTACAGCCTTGACGATCTTCGACTTCTTTTTCTTGGGTGTGGTCTTACCTTTTTTATCAGCCCAACGCACGTAGTACACGTACGCTTCGCTTGACTTTGTGGCCTTTGCCACTTCCTTGATTGACTTCCCCTTGCTGAGAAGGGACAGAATGCTCTTTGCTCTGGACATGACTTAATAACTCCTTGCGTAGGTTCTCTACGTTTGTTTCATCAACTATCAATGCGATGCCACCGGCTTTACGTATGTCATCGTGGTTCTTCAACTGAAGTGCAGTGGCCTTCCCACCGTTTGCTTTTGTCTCTATACCATAAAACAACCCGGCGATACAAATAATAAAATCTGGTGCGCCGCTGTTCCCGTAACCCCCTGTCACTGGCATCACGTAGTAGGCGTTCAGATCAGCAAGAATCTCTTTGACGCGCTTCTTTACCTTGGCTTCTGGAGTCATGGTTCCTCATGGCAATCAGCGTATTAACTAATACGCTAACTAACCACGGGAAACTTCGCCGCGCAACTCTTCTAAG